TGCTGGTGCTGCTTCTGCTGCTGCTTCTTCAGTTGACTTAAAAGGAATGTCATCCATGCGTGGATCTGCTGCTGGAGCAGGGGCTGGCGCACTTTGACTTGTAGCAGTTGCTTGTGGTGATGCTGCTTTCATTGGATCACCTGTACGTGCTTGCATACCTGCAGGACGGAAGAAGTTACTCCAACGATCTGCATCATATGCTTCACCGTCTACGGACGCCTCAAACATTTCTTGCATTACTTTTAATGCATTTGCATCTGGTTTTTTAGGAAGAAAATCGTTAAGATTAAACAGTCCATGTGTATTAACAGCCTGCATTTCAGCATCGCCTAATGGACGCTCTCTACGTGCCCATGTGCTTGTGCCGTAGTCTGCATAACCACCTTTTGATGTTTTGTTAAGGCGGAAGTCTACACCAGCAGTATAATCTGTTGGTAGTTCTTCCATGTCAGGATCCATAAGAGCTTGTTTAATAATTTGAAAAATTTGAGGACCGATAATAAAACGTCTAATTGGATTCTCAGGAGTAGTGTCCTCTGTTAGTGGATTATCAGTTACAAATCCTTGGAAGATATAAGAACGTTTCTTCCAATATTTACGACCCATATCTTCTAATGATGGATCTTTAAACCAACCACGTACTTCCTGTAGAATTGGACAGGAATCGCCGTACATTTCCATACACGGAACTTGTACTTGTACCGGACGTGAATCTGTCTCTCCTTTAATACCTTGGAACGGAAGTTTAATTACTAAACGTTCTTTCCAAAAGAAAGTGTTGTCAGCATCGCCATCAGGAAGGAAACGGAAAGTACAACTTTCGCCTTCTTTAATATTCCAAAATGGGTAAACGCTGTTATCACCGCCGCTGCTTGCTATATTACCGCCTGTGCGTGATTCTTGTTCTTTGAGCTTTGCTCTAATTTCTGCTAATGATGCCATAGTTGTGCCTCCTATAATGTTGCCTATGTCTTTGTTTAAGTCGTGTGCCTAAATGTGTAGCACTATTACATACTACACGATATTATTTATCTTGTCAAGCATAAAATGCTTTATTATTGGATTTATCTTAGTCCAGCTAACTCGCGTATTCTATCGTACTCTTCGTTATCTGTTTCCATTTGCTGTGGTTGATTACGCATTTCATATTCTTCGAACTTTGCTGACACTTGCTCAATGAATGACTTAGCAGGATTAATAAACTCTTCGCCGTAATCTTTTTCTACCATAGTTAATACAGCAGTTTCGCCTTTTGGAAATACACCGTTTTCTCTATCAAAGTAACTTAGAATAAACTCACCTAGTGGTGTCTTTTTGTCTTTTTTAGGTGTTATTTTGTCTACTTCGCTGTCTTCGTCATCATCGTCCATGTTAGCATCCCAGTCAAAAGCACCAGGGTGTGGTTCAAATGAACCTTTTGGTTTTTCGTTGTCTTCTCCGATGTTCATGTTTGCTAGTGCATCAACTGCTTGCTTGATTTCTTCAGGTTCCATATCAACGTTTGGAAGTGCTCTTAACACTGCTTGTACCAAATCATGATCTATCAGTGCGTCATTGTCCATGTCTAGCCCATCAGTAAATTCAAAGTATGTACTATCACTAAAGTAATAATCATCTTTTTGAATGTCTTTGGCCATTTCAACTGCATCTTGTGCAAATTCCTGTGCTTGTATATCAATGTCAGACATGCCGCCTTCACTAAACTGTCCCATCATTTCGTCCAAGCCATTTTCTTTTTCAATTTTATTTGCTTTTTTATAAATTTCCATTGCTTGAGGGTCTTCGTCATAAAACATGTCTGCTGCTTGCTGATACATCTTTGCTAGTTGATCATGTACTTCTTCATAACCATCTGCATCATGCATTGCTGCAATATGTGAAATCATTGCTGCTTCTGCTGCTTTTGCACCACGGAAATTTTCTGCACTGATTTCTCTATCCTCGCTAAACTGGCCCATCATTTCTTCAAAGCCATGCTCTACAGCAATTTCTTCTTTAGTTTTTTTATTTTTTTCTTCCTTTGCTACAACTTTAGGATCTGCTTTTGCTTCTCTTACTAAATCATCTGGTCCTAATTCTTGTGCTTTTGTTGCTTCGCTTACTAGTTTATAAATGTATGGGAATACATCTGCTAATTCTTCGTTGAACTGTTTAATAGTAAGTTGATCAGTCCAGTTCTCTGCAACGTCTGCTGGCACATCTTCTAAAATAGGTGCTTCATATGTAGCAAATGCTTCGGCATAAAACTTTGGTTTTTGTAGTGATGTAATTGTTTTTCTCACTGTATTAATACGATCTTTAACAACATCAACATACTCGCTTAGGCTTTCAGCCATTACTGCTGAACGACCCATATATGATTTAAACTTGCGTAGTTTTGCCATCTCTTCTGACAAGCCAATAATGTGTGAACTAAATTCATCGTATAAGTTGCCACCTTCTGATACGTGACGAGCCATTGCTCTTGCGCCACTTAGGTGCTTAAATGGATACTTAAATCTTTCACCGCCTGCACTTTCAATGTAGATAGTACCAATCTTTTTTGTACGTGGATTGGATGCTTCTAAGTTTACATTTTCTGTGTGCTTAATCATTATACGTGCTTCGCCAACCTTTTGATAGCTAGTACGTGCTGTGCCATATAGTTTTGATTCGTTCATATTATCGTCTCCGAAACGTTTTTTTGATAAAAACTTGTAATCTCTTTTTGTTAAATTTGATTTAGTGATGTCTCTTACATCAAAGTCTAATAGGCGTTTCTTACTGAATTGCCTCATATCTTTTAAAAAGTTAAACCAGTTATCCTTTGTTACACTATCTTCATTTGCAACAATGTCTTTAGAATAAATTATTGTAAGTCCGTCGTCTTCGCTTATTTGAATACTTACATTACCTAATGCTCTGCTAGATTCTGAATATTCAAAATCAAAGAATCTTGCTTTAGATGGTTCATTAGTAACTTTACCGTCCTCGCCGCCAATAGTTACACTAGTGAAACGGCCACGGATTTTGTCAAATAAATCTTTACCTATTGTATCTAAATCTTTCATAATGTATTTATCAATAATTGGTACTTATGAAGATCGGCATTGGAGGATCATAATCGTCCATATTCTCAGCTTGAGTAAATGTGTTATAGATTCTAGGATCCCAATCTTTAAGTACTGCCATCATCCTGATCGCAAGAAGAGTTGCACTAATTAAATCATCGGTTTGTCCTAGTTTAGCTTGATAACTAGATCCGGTAGCAATATAATTTTTAAGTTCAGATAAGAACGGCTTACTGTGTATAATCATTTTGTCATTTTCGATCATTGTTTTTAATCTACTACACGCTGTAATTTTTGTACTATGCGTAGTATTAAAACCCTTACGGAATTTACGAACGTGTCCTTTGCGGATAGGCTCACTGACGAACAAACCTGGAATGTTCTCTTCACCGAAGTCGTTTATAACGATAAGCGCAGCCTCGCCTATGCCATTGTTCTCCACGCTCCAGTAAATTCCGTTTGGATTACCAGTCTCAGAAACAAGATAATTACAGATGTCCGCCAACACTCTGATCTGTCCAGGTATAGCCGTTGTGTTATGTTGCCATTCTGCAACTTGTTCATAACTGGGTAATTCAAATACTTGTATAGCAGCATTATCGCCACCAGTTCCCATTGACGGATCTAATGCAACTGCATATGTGCAATCATCTGTTGGTTTTTTATACCAACGTGTTTGTCCCATATTTACTAACGGACTTTTGCCTCCCATAGATGCTAGTTTAATTGAGTTAATTAAAGTTTCGTCAAATACTAAGAATTCACAGCCGTATTCACGGCGAAACTTCTCTTCACCGATACGTCCAATTTCTTCCTCTTTCCATTTCTCGTCACGATCAGGATGTTCGTGCCACTCTGATCTAAAACTATGAAATCCGTTTGTGCCAACATCGTTTTCATTGCCGTGTGCATCAAACTTGTCTTCTGCTTGTTTCCAAATAGTAGCAAACGTATCTTCATCTGAGTTTGGTGTGCTTGTAATAATAGCACGACCACCTGTTGCTAGTGTAGGTGATATCGAAGTCCAAAACTCTTCTGCAATGTTTGGCTGCACAAACGCAAACTCGTCACAGTATAATAACGAAATTGACATACCACGTCCTGTGTTGCCTGTTGTTGTTTGCGAAACTATTCTACTACCGTTTTCAAATTCAATACTACCTTTGTTATATGATGTTACACCTGCTCTAATATGATCAGGACAACTCTCGTAAACAAAGCGTATACGAGACATAATCTCTTGAGCACCTGTATACTTGTGTGCAGCAATAAGTATAGTTTGATCAGGTACAAACATTGCATACCATGTAAGGTATATACTAGCACATGTAGTTTTACCTGTCTGCCTAGGCATCATGTTTATGTTAAATCTAAAATTATGGTAACTATCCATTAGTCCGAGTTGATATTTAAAAGGGTTGTATAGTAACTTACCTTTTACTGGATGCTGAATATATGCAAAATTCTTTGCAAAATGTAAGTATCCTGTTTCAGGATCCATACATGCCATTAGATCTGCTAATTGCTCTTCAGTAAATGTTTCTTGTTTATTCGCCTTTTTAATTAAGACGCCGTCTAATGATGCTGCCATAGTAATATTTAGTCAAAAAAATAGCACCCTAAGGTGCTATTTGGGCTGTTCGCTCTGTCGGTAGAACGTTCTTATTTCCTTTTAGCTGCTGCTTTTGCTGCTGCGTTCTTACGTGCAATCTGAACATCCTTGAAGTCATTCTTGCCGTCGTCATTTAAATCTGGTTGTTTTTTCTTTTCAGATAGTGCAGCCATTAACTTTGATTTAATATTTGATTCCATTGTATTACTTGCATTTGCTTTACGTGATAATTCTTCTTGTGCTTCAGGACTTTTACCTCTAATAGCATATGTAGTTTCATCTTCGTCAGCAAGTGCCATAGGATTATCACCACCTGCTACTGGTGGGTGTGATTTCTTCTTACGGTTTAAATCATTACCGTCTGGTATCACATCTGACATGTCACCGTATGCTGGTTCTGGTTCGTTAGCATATCCTTCAACATCAGCTTCGTCGTCTGTAGCAATCTCTTCTTTACCTAATGAAGGTTCCATTTCCGGCTCTGTTGGCAGTTGATCTGCATCAGGTGCTAATCCATCTGCTGGCTCGTCTACAATATCACGTAGTCGTTCCATATCTTGACGCGGTGGCATCATATCCGGAGTAACTTGAGCAGCGCCTCCCAAGCCTGCATTTTTCATCATGTTAATTAAGTCTGATACATTTTTTTCACCACTAGCATTTAAACTAATGTTCATAGATACTGGCATACCTTCGTCTGCTGGCTTTGGCGCCATCATTGGATCAGCACTAGCATTCATGCCACACTCTTCGATGTTGTCCATTGACTCTAATAATTTTTTCAT